GGATTTTTAAATGATGAAGAAAAGTGGTGGCATGAAGATGGCTGGTAGTATGACTAAGAAAAAACCCTCAACCTATATGGCTGGTGGTATGGCTAAGAAAAAACCTGCAGCTAAAATGATGGGTGGCGGCATGGCTAAGAAAAAATCTATGGGCTATGAAGCTGGTGGAATGGCTTTAAAAAAACCTACGGGTGGAGCAAAGAAACTACCTAAAGCTGTACGTAACAAAATGGGCATGATGAATAAAGGCGGTATGGCAAAGAAGAAAGCTAAGTAATGTTAGCTCAACTTATATCCCCAGTTACAGGACTACTTGACAAGTTCATTGAAGACAAAGATCAGAAGGCTGCTTTAGCTCACGAGATTTCTACAATGGCTGAACGTCACGCACAAGAGCTGGCGATGTCTCAGATTAAAGTTAATCAAGAAGAGGCAAAGTCAGGCTCTTTATTCATTGGTGGTTGGAGACCTTTTGTAGGTTGGACTTGTGGTATTGCTTTAATGTATCACTTTATCTTACAGCCTTGCATACTATTCTTTGCTACTATATTTGGTGCAGAGTTACCTCCACTACCATCCTTTGATATGGGTAGTCTTATGACTGTTCTTATGGGTATGTTGGGTCTTGGCGGTTTACGTTCATATGAAAAAACTAAAAAGATAGCTAAGAAATGAGCATAGAAAACTTTACACTTTGCTTAAACATGCTTCTGAAACATGAAGGTGGTTTTGTAAATCACCCATCAGACCCCGGAGGCATAACAAATTTATGCGTTACGAAAGCTGTATATGATGCGTACACTAATCGTAACGCTACCGAAGAAGAGATGAGAGCGTTAACACCCATAGATGTAGCTCCTATTTATAGGAAAAACTATTGGGACAGGGGGAGATGTGATGGTCTACCTAGTGGAGTTGATTGGTCTGTATTTGATTGGGGCGTTAATAGTGGAGTGGGCCGTTCAGCAAAAGCCTTACAAAGGATTGTGGGTGTTACTGCTGATGGTGGTATTGGCCCTATGACACTTAAAGCTGTTGCAAACTTTGAGCCTAAAGACATCATAGTTAAGATGCACTCTACTCGTCAGAACTTTTACGAAAGTCTTTCTACCTTTAAAACATTCGGTAAAGGCTGGACTCGTAGAAATAATGAGACATTAGAAACAGCATTAGAAATGGCAGAACACTAACATGGCAAACAAAACAGTAGATGCACCTAAAGGATTTCACTGGATGAAGTCAGGCAAAGGTTACAAGCTAATGAAGGGTGAGTATAAGCCTCACGCTGGTGCAGTAAAGAAAGCCTCCTTTGAAGTACAGAAAGTTCACAAAAAATGACACGAGTATTAACGGATAATCAAACTAAATTCTTAGAAGTCTTGTTTGATGAAGCTGGTGGTAATCATGCCTTAGCAAAAAAACTTGCAGGGTATAGTGAAAACACTCCTACTAAAGCTGTAAGAGATTCTTTAAAAGATGAGATAATGAGTGCAACAACTGAGTACTTAGTTCAGATAGCACCCAAAGCTGCAGTAGCTATGGCTAAAGCATTAGATGATCCTACTGAGTTAGGTATACGAGATAAGATGTCTGCAGCTAAAGACCTGTTAGACAGAGGTGGTTTTGGTAAAGTTGAACGTGTAGATGTTAATTCATCTAGTGGTGGTGTATTTATTTTACCAGCTAAAGAAGGTAAGAACGAATAAAACATGAAGACTTAGGGTATTGGGAATTACCTAAACCTAAAAGAGGAAAAGAAAAACAATGGCACACTATTGCCAGAGTATCTCTTACTACTGTACCTTTCGGGTATGAAGTTAATAAAGATAACGACAGGTTGTTAGAACCTATACGAGATGAACTAGAAGCTTTAGAAGTAGCTAAAAGACACTTACTACAATATAGTTACAGAGAAGTAGCGCAGTGGTTAACTAGACAAACTGGTAGAAGCCTATCCCATACGGGATTAAAGAAAAGAATTGACATTGAGCGAAAACGTAAAAAAACAATTACTATTAAACGTAAGCTTGCCCAACGACTTGCCCAAACGCTCCAAGAAATCGAGAACCTCGAAACGCAAAAAGTTGGAACTTACTCCACCTAAAGAAAAAGTTGACGCTGTACCTGCTCAATCTGTAGCACCAGCATATGACGTACAAGAAGCTCAGGATGTAGTCTTTAAACCTAATGAAGGACCACAGACAGACTTCTTGTCTTCGTCTGAAAGAGAAGTACTTTACGGTGGAGCAGCAGGTGGTGGTAAATCTTACGCTATGTTGGCTGACCCACTACACGGATTAAATAGTGGAAACTTCAGTGGACTACTAGTACGACACACTACAGAAGAACTACGAGAATTAATACAGAAAAGCCAAGAGTTATATCCTCGTGCTATACCGGGGATTAAATGGTCAGAACGAAAGAGCCAATGGATCTCACCTAGAGGTGGTAGACTTTGGATGTCATACCTAGATAAAGATATGGATGTTACACGCTACCAAGGACAGGCGTTTAACTGGATAGGTTTTGACGAGTTAACACAGTGGAGTTCTCCTTACGCTTGGGACTACATGAGATCTCGTTTACGTAGTGCCTACGCTAAAGAGTTAGGCTTGTATATGAGAGCTACTACAAACCCCGGAGGTGCAGGACATCAATGGGTTAAGAAAATGTTTATTGATCCATCCCCTTCACGAGAACCATTTTGGGCTACTAATATTGAAACAGGAGACACTATTACATTTCCTAAAGGTCACACTAAAGAAGGTGAACCTTTATTTAAACGTAGGTTTATACCTGCAAGTTTATTTGACAATCCTTATCTTGCTGAAGGTGGAGACTATGAAGCAATGCTTCTTTCGCTTCCTGAACATCAAAAGAAACAATTACTAGATGGTAACTGGGATGTTAATGAAGGAGCAGCATTCCCTGAGTTTAATAGAAAGATACATGTAGTTGATCCTTTTAAGATACCTCAAAGCTGGTCTAGATTTAGAGCTTGCGACTACGGGTACGGGAGTCATACAGGTGTACTTTGGCTTGCAGTTTCTCCTAGCGATCAATTAATTGTATACAGAGAATTATATTGTTCTAAAGTTACAGCTACAGACTTGGCAGATATGATCTTAGATGCTGAACAAGAAGACGGAACAATTCGATACGGTGTCTTGGATAGCTCCCTTTGGCATAAGAGAGGTGATACAGGTCCAAGCCTTGCAGAGCAGATGAATATGAAGGGTTGCCGTTGGCGACCTTCGGATCGCTCTAAAGGCTCACGAGTGGCAGGTAAGAACGAGCTACATAGACGCCTGCAGGTAGATGAGTTTACAGACGAACCTCGCCTTGTATTCATGTCTACCTGTATAAATACAATATCGCAATTACCTGCGTTACCACTAGATAAAAATAACTCAGAGGATGTAGATACTAAATCAGAAGATCACTTGTATGACGCTTTACGATATGGTATAATGACACGACCTCGTAGTTCAATATGGGACTTTAACCCGGCAACCCAGAGATCAGGCTTTCAAGCTTCTGATCCTACATTTGGATACTAACACTTATGGCAGATGAAAACAACTTTATGGAAACTGATGCGTCTTCTTCTTTAGATGATATTAAAGATATAGAAAACTCAGATGATCCTAAATCAGGTAGTATAGTTCAATTAGTTGAACAGCGTTTTAAAAAAGCTGAAGATGCTAGATATGTAGATGAACAAAGATGGATGAGTGCGTACCGAAACTATAGAGGTTTATACTCTGCGGATGTAAAGTTTACTGAAGCTGAAAGATCTAGGGTGTTCGTTAAGGTCACTAAAACTAAAACTCTTGCAGCATACGGACAAATTGTTGATGTGCTATTTGGTAATAGTAATTTTCCATTGTCAGTAAATCCTAGTCGTTTACCTGAAGGTGTAGCTGAAACTGTTTCCTTTGAAACAGATCCTCAAGGACAAAAAATAACTGAGCAATCACAGGCAGCATTTGCTAAAGATGATCCTGTAAAACGTAAACCTTTATTTAGTCCAGATACTAAGTTAGAACCCGGTGATACTTTAGATAGTCTTAAAGAAAGACTAGGACCACTAGAAACTAGACTAGATACAGTTGCAGATTTACTAATAGAAAATAAAGCAGTTTCTGCAAGTGGTGTTACATTTCATCCTGCAATGGTTGCAGCTAAAAAGATGGAAAAGAAAATACATGACCAACTAGAAGAGTCAAATGCTAATAAGCAATTACGTTTAGCTGCATTTGAATTAGCTTTATTTGGTACAGGTATTATGAAAGGTCCATTAGCAATAAACAAAGAGTATCCTAATTGGGATGACGAAGGTAGCTACGAGCCTGTAGTAAAAACTGTACCGTCTACTAACTACGTTTCAGTGTGGAACTTTTATCCTGACCCTGATGCTGCTAACATGGATGAGGCAGAGTACTGTTTAGAAAGACACAAGATGTCTCGCTCACAAATGAGAGCATTAAAAA